TAACTAGCAGTTCCTCAAGAGCAGCATGGATGATGCACTCCTCAAGACTGTTGCAAGCTACCGTGTTCATATCCGCGGCCGTGCGCGTTGGTTTCAAGGCCACGAACATGCGGACACTGTAAGGACCACCATCATTTGGTGTGGGGATCAGGATGTATTTGTTGGCGTGGACTTGTGTAATGTAGCGGGGAGTGCCTGCCTGCTCAACCGGATCACCGGGAACGGCAGCGACAGGAGCCCACTGCGGATTAGCACGGAGAGCGTCCTCCAGCGTCATAGGCTCAAGCGGTGACCCATTAAGAGTCGCAGCGATAACAGCATGGACCTCAGTGTCAGCCGGAACATCGTAGGTATATTCAGGCACGAAGTCTGTAAGGTCAAAGACCGGGATATCATAGCGCCATGCTAACGACTTCTCACAAGCCTTGATAGCCCCACGCCGGATGGCGTTCAGGGCTGTCGGCTGTGGACAGTTCGGTGCGTATGGCAGGAGCCGCGGCACTAAGGAAAGGAACGTCGTCATAGGCGCATGACCTCATAAGGTTTACAGCAGATACACCGCTGCGTCGGGTTTTGTCGAGATGCGCCGTGAGAAAAAACTTACCGGCCGGTCTGCACGGCTGCATCTTCCATATCTGCGAGTACACGTGTTGTCATAGACATGCCTGCGTCCTGCATGAACTGGCCCAATGCAGCCTTAGCACGGTCAAAACTAGACGGCTCAGCGTCAGCTACTTCAGCAAAGAATACCATACCGGCAATGATTACTGAGAACATCTCCTGCGACACGGGGATATCGCTCAGGATGTCATAGGTTGGTAGGGCCCGGATGTATTCGATAACCAGTGTCGTTCCATCTACTGGAGGCGGGTAGAGGAAATAGCTGCGTGGGTTGCGTGGGTGGCGCATAAAGTTGACAGGCACACCGGGGGTCTCAGACACCCACTGGGGATGCATCTGATCAAGGGTCTCACGATTAACCTCTGTGACCGCCGTGCCTGCCCCGGTAGAGAACACTTCAACTAGGCGCACTGCGTCAGTAGGCAAGGTCTGGACGGGCGATCCGGCCGTAGGACCAATCGTTTTGATTTCCGAAAATAGGTCAGGGCGGTAGTTGCAGAGCAGCGTCAACACCATGTTCATATAGTTCAGCAGAGCTGCGTCAGTGAACCGTTGCGGGGCCAAGGTATCTTGGGTCAAACGGCGAGTAGCATCCACTAGGTTCTGAGCAGTAATAACCGTACCGGGCAGGCGTTTCTTAGCCACGATACTTGTGGTGATACGGTTCAGACGACCAACGAGCGAAGCCGTGTTAGGGATTGAAGCAGACGCAGCAGCTACAGCCCGAACCCGGCGCAAGCGACCAGTCACCGAAGCTACAGCTCCAGCTAGTCGCTGGAATGTACGCTTCTCCCCAGAAGACCAAGTAGCAGGAGAAGTGCCAGACCAACGTTCTAGGAAGTTAATATTGTCAGGCGACCACTCCACCCACCACCGAGTAGGAGACTGTCCTTCGTTGGGGCTAGGACGTGCGGTCCAGCTAAACTCCTCAATTGTCTTCACTACACCAAAGTCAACCGCAACATACATGGAGTCTGGAGTGTCGGCACTCCCTCCGGACGAAAAGATGGTGGAGTTGTTGTCATCAAATAGATTAGCAACTGGTGTGCCGCTAAACACGCTAAGTGCCCGCTCAGATGTGCGAGTACCGGTGATATCTGCGCCACCGTTGGTCTCCGCCATCTCAAGCTCAGCACCACCGATGGCTTGGTTCCCAGTGCCATAACCCATACGCACAGCCCAATAACGGGTAGGCGCAAAGGCACCGGGCTTAGTAAAGGTGCGGGTCTCTCCAGTTGCGGTAAACGCGGTATGGTGAACGCGCCATGCGTCAGTCCAAAAAGTATCATCACTAGAATACTGAACTGTAAGATCGGACGGGTTCTGCTCTACGAAACCATCGCTTCGTGCGCGCCATGTAATCTCCACGATATCCCGGGTAACTCCGGAGCCCATATCGTACTTAATCCAAGTTCCCTCAGCGGTACTAGCAGCCCATAAAGTGCTGGTGTTCCCATCAAATGCTTTATCAGCCTCAAGACCGCCACCAAACACACTTGATGCAGACGCAGTCCCGCCCGTGGCTACGTTAGAGCCAGCGGATACTTCGCGCATTTGAAGCTCAGAGCATGACGCAGCGCCACCTACCCTAGTGATAAGCACACGCCAATAACGAGCAGCGGGCATTGGCTACTCCTATGCGTTGGGGGCTACCAGAGTGTAGACGTTGACGCTCACTTGCTGGCCGGTCACGATCGATAGGGTGTTGATCGACATATCACCCGAGAAAGTAATAGTAGAACCCGACGTGATGGCGGACGTGATAGCATCAGATAAGTTCACCGTGGTGCTGGTAAAGCTAAGGACTACAGTCCCCGCCGGAATACCGGTGCCGGTCACCAGTGCGCCATTAGCCACCCCAGTGGTCGACGTAAAGGTCAGTACGTTGGTATTGATCGAAGCGTTGACAGTTGTGGTCAGTGAAAGGTCTACCCCCACAGTCCCCTGAGCATGACAAGTAGAGCCCTGCCGAATACGAAAGTGGCCGGCAGTACCAGTAGCATCGGCGCTGGCATCCTGCCACGTGCCGGAGATATTCTTCTGGCCACCAGACGCAGCAGCCATCCAGTCGGCTGGTAAGTTCATGCTACATAGGATGGTGCCGGTAGCCACGGCTGCAGTGTTTGCAGGGGGCGCACCCGTGCGGATTTCTAAAATGGGGGAAGTGCCGGTCGCTGTCTCAGCGGCGTCCAGCATAGCATTACGAACTTCCGGAGAGAACTGGAGCATGGACCTTACCTTAGTTTCTTGACTGCAGCCGTCTCAGTGTCAGGCACTGCCCGGTTGTTAAGCGAAGCAGTCATAGCATCAATATAAAGATCACGGAAGACCTTAGTGCGCTCAGCGTTGTTTGGCTCCGTGTCAACTGTCTCCAGCATGTGGACAGTAGCGCAAACCAAAACACCGCTCATGTCTGGCGTAATATCAATCTGATCAGCGAGCTCATAATCGATCGGGGCCCGAACGAACTCAACGATGATATTATTCCCGGCCGTCGGACGTGGGTATAGGAAGAAACTAGCTGGGTTACGAGGGTGCCGAACAAAGTTCACAGGCACACCAGCCGCCTCAGATACCCACCCGGGATACATCTGATCCATCGTCTCCCGGTTCACTTCAGTGACAGCGTTGCCGCCCTGAACATAGAATACTTCGACTAGGCGAATAGCATCAGACGGCAGTGTCTGAACTACCGTGCCGACCGTCGCCTCAATTGTCGTAATGTAGGAGAAGATATCCGGTCGGTAGGTGCTCATAGTTTTGAGCGCCATGTTTACGCAAGACAGCATATCAACGTCGCTATACCGATAGGGAGTAGCGGTATCCCGAACAATATCACGGACAATTGAAATGACTTCCTGCGGGGTCATTAGAGACCCCGCGAAGCTTCTGCATCTAGTTCTGGGTTATTAAACTCAGGCTCATCACCTGCGTCCAAGATACCAAGATCAAGACCCGCACGGACGTCTTCAGTCTGGGCTGGAGCCATCGATGCAAGGATTTCTTCGGTGCTCATCAGCGGCTTCTCTGGCAAGACTGGGGCCTCAATCTTTACAGGTTTGGCCCGGCCCTTAGTGATACGCGCTGTGGTCTCAGTAGGCATATACTTTTCTGGGAAGGCTTCTTCATCAGACACTTCGCGCAGCTTCGGATGCTTGGACAGACTTTCAGTCCAGCCGTAGATAAACCCGTCTTCAGTGTGGCGTAGCCAACGTTCAGTCATGTTAACCCCTACTTCTTCGCCATGCACTTGCCAGCCTTACCGCACTTGGCAGGAGCCTTGCAATCTTTGCATGGTTTGAACGACATCTTACCCATAGGCTTCTTCATAACAGGCTCCTACTTAGGTTTCTTGGTGGACTTACGCATCGCTACACGATTGCTCTGGTTCAGCGCCGTTTGGGCAGCCTTGGTTTTGTCCAGAGTTTGAGCGATTGTAAACTTGTCGAAGCCAACGGCCGCGGTGGGGCTTTTCATACGCTGCGCATTTGCTACGCGCGTCTTCTGAATGTCTGCGCTTGCGCGGGAGGCTTTGTATTTATCCATTGGTCCCATGCTACCCTCCTGTGAAATTGGGGGGACCTCGGTCCCCCCAACAACTTACGTCATGTCAACAACTGCCATAACCACGCGGCAGACTGCCACGTCAGTGGAGTTGCTGTCAATAGTCATGAGGATTGGTGTTTCCGCTGCGTAGAAGAACGGAGTGACAGTCGAGGTGTATGCGACCGAGTTCAAGTTCACGTTAGACAAGAACCGGGTAGCCGAAGCTGCGTCACCGATATCGATGGTAGCGACAGCGCCTTCTGCAGTGGTCACTTGGACCGCAACAGAAAGAACCAGCGTACCAGCGGGTACGGAGAACAACTGCAAGGTATCGGTGGCCACGAGCTGAGCCACGCCTGCTGCAGTGCGAGCTGCGGCAATAGCGGCAAAGTTGAGGTCAAGCTCAATCTTGCTGTAACCAGCGAACTGGTAGGCTGGGATCGTGGCAGCAGTGCCTTTATTGAACCCAATGGAGTCGGTATATGCGGGCATTGGCGCTGGTCCTTAGGCGAGGGTTACGACAGACTGAACCAGTGCTTCAGGCTTAACCACCTTATAGCCGTACACTTGTAGGCCGCGGATGATGTTACCGAAAGTGGTTTCAGAGCGGAGGGTTTCGAGCTCAGTCATCTGAGACGCGAAGGTGAAGCCCATCTTATGACCTGCGATCAAGCTAAACTTGCCGCCGGTGTCCACTTTCAAGTTGTGGCTCATGTAGATGGTGAAGCGATCTACCTGACCGATACGACCGTTGCGGAGGGTGGACTGTGGGTCACCCGACAACGAAGCATCTTTCAGTTCGGACTTCTTGATGAGACCGGCCATCTTAGCTGGGATAACCAAGAAGCGATCGGACTCAGGAGCGTTGGCTTCATCAAGCACAGTACCCAAGTCAACGATCAAATCGGTGACAGATACGGTGGACGATGCGCCGTCCTTAGTTACGGCCAGTGGAGAAGCCACGGTGCCGAGGTTGAAGGACGAGGTCTTAGCCCCGGCGGTAGCGCCACGGTTACGGACAGCGATATCTGGCAAGATGTCGGTCAAGACGCGCTGGTCAATCTTGATCTTCATCTTCTCAGAAGCATCCTTCGACCACTTGTCCATCATCTTGATGTCGGTCTGGATTTTATCGATGTCGTCTTCGACGCAAGCGAAGTAATCGCCCTTGTCAATGAGCAACTGGATTTTTGGCTTGTCTGGGTGTTCGACACTCAGGCTTTGGCCACGCACGTAATCACGCAAAGTGATTTCGGGGGTGAGGCGGATGTTCACCGTATCGCCGTAGGCTTTGATTTCGCCTTCGTAGTCGGTGTTCGAGATAGCAGCTAAGACGGTGGCGTCATAGAAGTTCTCAATGAGTTTGCCAGACCAAACTTCAGGGATGAAGGTCCCTGCGTAGCTTGGACGACCTGCGGAAACTGGGTAAACCATAGTGGCACCTTTTTATTACAGGGGGTTAGATGATACGACCTTCACGCTGTGCAGCGTAAATGTCGGCTTCAAGACGGTTTCGCTCATCTTCCCGGCCTTGGAACTTACCCGTGCGTACATCGTCATAGAACTTGGCGATGTCCTGCCGCGTGTAGGTCTTGGCTCCGCCTGTCGGCGCTGCCCCTGAACGCGAACGCCCCGGTGCAATTTGTGCCTCAAGCTCTGAAGAAGACTGGCGAGATTTGGTTTCAGTTGCCGCGCCCGTGCTACCCACCCAAGTTTTGAAAAAGAGTGCTACCCGGTTGACGTCCAGATTAGCCTGTGCGTCAGCAAGGAAGTCCTGCTTCGTGCGTCCTGTCATCGGGTCCACTTCAAGCAACCAAGACTGAAAGTCTGGGTCGGCGTTGATCTGCAGCCATCCGGGGACTTGGGCCGTTAAGCCATCCCAGAACATCTGATCAGCGCGCGTTGCCTGTGCGGTCGCCATCTGCTCTACACGGGGTAGGACTGATGCTTGCAATGACAAGTTCTGTGCCTCAAGCTCAGCAATCTTATCGGTAAGTGCAGTGGTCTCCTCGCGGAATACACGACGCATCACCTCGATTGAGTCTCCGTAGTCAGCAACATCGCTGTCAGTGACGTACTTTGGCCGCTCTTGGTTCACAGACTCCTTGGGTTTATTCGCCAGAGACGACATCAACTCTTGGAGTTGCGCTACTTGGGCTTTCAGTTCCCTGTTCTCAGCACTGAGGCGGGGGACTTCTGCATTGAACATGCCCTGTAAGGACTTGTACTTTTGCTGCCAAGTATCTTCTTGGTTTGCCGCGGGGCTCTGAGGAGGCGCGGCTGGTGCCTGAGTATTGTCAACTGGGTCGGCCGGTTGATCTGGAGCCGGAGAGTTTGCTGCATCGGCTTGCGCCTGCGCTTCGTCACCCTTGTTCAGATTTGCAAAATGTTGTGCGACGGCCTCTGCTTGACGTTGTACTTGGCTTGGGACTGACATACTGGGTTACGCTCCTGTCGGTATGCGTGTGGTTCTATGGCTTCCGGTGAGGATTTGCCACGGCTTGGAACGACTCATTCAACGTATTTGTAAGCTCTGTCAAGACCTGAGTTCGACCTTGAGCAAGTTGAATATTATTCGTACAGTAGGGCAACGCATCCAACTCCTTCTTCAGGCTGGCATTTAACCACTCGATAAAGGCTGGATTGTTGCGATAAATTTGTGCAAGAACTTTGGTAACATCTGCGTCAGGGCGGATCATCTACTTACCTTTAGGATACCGTGTTTGCTTCCTGCCCGCCTTTGGGGGAACCGTCAGGCTGGGTTGGAGTGGGCGCAGCAGCCTGCTGAGGCGGCTGTAAACGCGCAATCATGGACGATTTCTCGCGGCTAGGCACCACTTCGTCGGCTTGCATCTGCAGACCCTTAGCAACTTCACGCAGGATCGACGCACGGCCCTCAGAACCAATGATCGACATGTCATATTCGTTGGCTGTCGCGTTCAAGAACTCGATACGGCGCATGTTCACAGTCTCTTTGACCGCCAAGTTGACAGCACCAAGCGGAACAATGACCGCATCGCCCTTGATGCTCTCATCTTCGTCATAACGCATGTTGTAAACGAAGATACGCTCCACGATTGGCTTGATAACCATGCTATCGATGTGCATTACGACCTGACGGATGCCCTTGCCGGCCGAACCCATGAGCATAGACAGGCCAGAGGCGGTGCGACCAGCCCCTTCCACGCTCATATCGCCGGAAATGTAGGACGGGATGCCTGAATGGTCGTCAGCAAGGCGCGAAAACCGCTCAAACACGCTCATCAGGGTGTTAGCATTGTCATTTGGCTGCGTGAAACGCACCGCGGGGGCTGAAGAACCCGACGGATCGTTGTTTACCTGCCAGATTTTCCATGGATGGATTTGTGTGATGTCCTCATTGACCGGAACCCGGTCAGTATTGATCTCAACTTGGGGCCCGGAGGCAATACCCATGTTGTTTACGAGCGCACGAGCGGCCGCATTGCACACATTCTGGATATCTTCGATCATTTCAGGGATACCCATGCCCCAAAAAGCACCGGGAACCTTGATGAACGAGCATTTTGCGTAGGGTTTCTCACCCAACGGGTCATAATTCAGCACTGCCTTGATGACATAGTTACCAACAAGCCACACATTGGCGTCATATTCGCGATCTTCGTCAGGGACAGCCGTCTCATCGAGGCCCCACTCGCGCAACATCTTACCAGAAATCTTGCCCCAGAACTCCAGAGCGTCGTACATCCCAGTCGGACGGCTCCATGCGCGGAACTTCCGCTCATTTTCGTCCTGTTGGTTGGTATGCGAGTCGCGTACCCAACTGGTAATCTGGCCCATCTCAAGCGCAGCACGCACTGCTTCGCTATCATAGCCGGGCACACCGATCAAAGCAGCCAGTTCGGTACGCGACAAGGGGTGAAACTGAAACAAATACCCATCCTCAAGGCGTGTAATGCCGGGCTCAGGGTAGATATTGAAGGGGTCGACGCGCTCAAACTCAGGCGCAAGGACCTCTTTCGTCTTAATTTTAGTGTCGCCACCGGTCGTATCCCACCCAAGCTCCACTTTCCGGCGGACAACCGGGCCCTTCAGGAAGGCGCATGGGTAGGTAACGAGGTCTGTGATGAAGTCATTGAACGCTTCAGCCCACCCACCTTGGGCAAACTGGTCCGAAATTTTGTTCTTCATACCGTCAGCGCGCGTCTGCGCCATCTGCAGAAGCTTGAAGCGGTACTCTTGAGCGATAACCTCGCGCATTTCGCTCATGGTTGCCATGTCTGGAGCTTGGCCAGTAGCCTGCAACATCTCTACGATGCGCTGCCCAAAGATTTCCTGCAGCACCTTGTCGTCAGCAGGAGGTAGATCAGGGAGCGGCGTAGGCTTCAAGTCCCATGGTGGCGTGCCACTATCCAGCAGAATGTCCCGGAGCCAGCTCTCTGCTGCCCGGCACTTCACCTCGGTGATACGCATGAAGATGTCAGACCCACCTTGGGCCCGGATAGCGTTCAGTTTGGTGTCGTCGTAGATACCGGCACGCTGGCGCTGAGCGTCCAGCATCTTGTCACGGATAACTTCCTTGGCGTCTTTGGCCGCTTCCCAACAGTCTTTGAGATGCGCAGCCAATCCACGGAGCAAGGGTGTGGCTTGCCTCGCCTCCAGTTCCGCACGGACGCGCTGCTCCTCTTGCTTTTGCAAGTCGCTGTTGCTGACCACGCGAAGGAGGCTAAGACCTGCCACTGATTTACTCCTAGAAACGTGCCAAGATATCCGCGGCCAGCTCATCCACGGTCATACCCTCTGGGCCGTCGACCGAATACGAGCCAGCATAGGTATTTGTGGTTTTGTCTTCCCCGGTCCCGGTGCTGATGTTGACGTTGGCATAGACCTGCCACACATCATTAACCCACAAAACCGTTGTGATATCGATCGTCTTTTCCATCTAATCCTCCTACGAGCTGGTATAGCCTTGAGCATTAACACGGACGCTGGTCGATGCAATGCTGAGGTTCACGTTCAAGGCAGTGTTGGCAGTGGTAAGAAGTTCTGTCGGGAACTCAATCATCACGGGGATGTTAAGCGGAAGCGTCAGACGCCAGCGCTCAGTCGCGCCGTCAAGGATGATAAGCTCAGTCACTGTACCAACATTGATACACTGCAACGCGGTGATATGGCGTTTTAACGAAGTACCTCCGGCAGCTTGGAGAGCTGCAGCAGTAGTGGTGGTCAACGACACAGACGAGTTCCAGCCAGCTTCAGGCACGGCATAGGGCTTCATCACAGCAGCACCGGAGCCCGCCATGGTCAGACGGGCAGCGTCACCAGCGACAAGGGTAACAGGAGTAGTTGCAGTACGCACCACCCCACCCACCATCACCGGGTTAGTACCTGCTGCAGCGTCCTCAGCGGCACCGCCGCCGGTAAGGGCGGTAACAGTGGATACAGTGGTCACAGTACCAGACGAGACAGTCACTGCCTGAGCGGCTGGGAACTTAACTGGCAGAGCGTTGGCGTTACCCTGAGCGCGAATACCTTGTAGGTAGACAGGCGTGTTCGAGAAAGTCTCAACGACTAATTGCGACAATGTCCAAGTGGTGTTGGATGCGGGAGCAGTGGTGCCGTTGAAGTTCCACAAGAACACAAACAACTCGACGCTCTGGTCAGGGATGTTCTCATAGCGAGAGGCCCGGGTAGTGAAGTCTGGTGTTAGCGAAGTGGCACGCAAGGAGTCCGAGAAGAACACATCCCGGCCGGTCAATTCATTCGCAATGACAAGACCCGGCGAAGCGGTAGTGTTGACAGTACCGACAGTATCACCGGTGGCCCAACCATTACGCTGCGCATCGAAGTTGATGTTGGTTGCTGTAGTACCAGTCACCAAGTTACGCACATAGTTCCGGCCGAACAGGGTAAGGGTCCCGGTGCCAGTGGCCGGCCAAGCAACCACGGTAAAGCGGATGGTGTTCACGTCTGGGATGGATGCAATGGCGTAGCGGCCCGGCACACCAGCAGCGCCGGTGATACCGGCAAGGTTGACGAACTGACCAATCATGGTGGCATCGAAACCGTGCGCAGACCGGGTCACATCGACAGTGGTTGAGTTGACGATGTTGTAAGTAAGACCCTCACCAGTAAGATCGGCCAACATGATAGCCAAGTTATTGTTCACGATACGCTGGGAGGCGATGAGCGAAGCACGCAAACGCATGGACCCGCGGTAGGAGTTTACCGACCGGGCCAACATCTCAGCGTTTACTGTGGTATTGGTTACGATAGCGAGGCTGCCTGCAGCTTGGCTGAAGGTCACACCGCCGGTAAGGATTGGGGTGTTGAAGAAGGTATCGATCGTGGTGCCGACAGCGCTGAACCCGGCCGAGTCCACGTTCTGAGGAGCAAGGCGAACTGGGATAGCACCAGTGTTGTGGAGCGGTGTGTTGGTGAACAGCGTAGGGATACGCGCCAACAAAGACGACCAGTTCAGCAGACCACGCTTAAGCGCAGAGATCACCGAATAGTTCCCGGTGCCGTCGGCAGGAGCTGCAGTTGCAGTCAACAGGCCAACGTCGGCATCGATGCTGTTAAGCGCCGTGACGGCCGGATCATCAGACGAGTGAGTTACCCGCTGCGTCTTAGCATCGTTAGCACCAGCGCCAAAGGATACGTCAACGGCATGAGTAGGAGTATGGACACCTGCGTTGTCCGTTGTCCGCATGGTCTGGTTGGCACCAAGGGCATCTTTTACAATAATGTTATCGGGCATTATAGGACTCCTGATGTCAACAGATGCGCGGATTGCTCAGGCGCGTTAAACAGCCACTGCCCGTTAGGAGCAGGAACCAAGGGCACGCTGGAGATGGCGGCTGTACGATAGCGCCGACGCAACAACATGAGAAAGAACTTCTTAGACACTGTTCGAGCCCCGTGTCACTAGAGTGATCGTGATACCAGACGCACCAGTGCCGGTAATCGCCGGGCGAATATAGACCGCCGACAGAGAAATCTCAGCGATCCCACCTGCTGTAAAGGCAATAGCTGTGTTGCTGATGTCCTTAGCCGGGAAGTAGTTCACATTATCGTTACTGACTAGGAACGTCACAGACGCAGCCCCAAATGTCCCTGACACTTGGATAGCACCAGCCAGACCAAACTGCTGTTTAAGAACCAGAGGATCGAAGGTATCGCCGGAGGCCACATTCGACCACAATACGCGCGGCACGTCCTTGACGGTTGCCACGTCGATGGTTGGAGTGATCAAAGGCATGTGGTAGTCTCCCGATACAAATCAGGGGGACATTACCCACAGTCGTTTACATATGCAAGGGTAGACAGGCACAAAAAACCCCCGGGGGAGGAACCCGGGGGTTTAGTTGGCTCAGAAGGAGAAAACAGAGGGGAGGGAACCGCTGTTGTGTTCGTATTTACATGATGGCGGGCGGGGGTCAAGTCCATCCTGCAGGTGACAACTGCTTAACTTCACGCACTTTCCCAACGAGGGCACTCTCCCCGCCGGCCGCGATATGCAGAGCCAGATACTGCAAGGCTTCAGCCACGTGTGAATGATTGTTCTTCTCCACGTTTCCGGTCTTGGGATGGTACCGATACCCACCCATCATGGCAGCTTTAAGCCGCGCACAACGTGGGTCCATGAGGAACGCTGGGTCCCCGTCCACTTGCCGCATGAGGTAGTCGTCAACGGCATTGAGCCGTGCCGACGTTGAGTTCGTCCGTGCCGGGATCACTTTGAACCCCTCAGCTTTAAGGATATCAACCGCGGAGCGTTCGTCAGTCTGGGCCCGCTGCACCCCGGCCGGGTCGACAATAACTCGCACCGGCAACCCCGGGAAGCGCTCGACGAGCAGAGGCTTGAGCACTGTACGACTGAACCGTTGGATGCCCATATCAAAGCTCACCGCCTCTGCAAGCACAAGCATCCGCCCCCGCGGGTCCTGCTGTCCCAACACTGCCGCCGGGGTAAGCCCCAAGTCGATGCCCACCACGATAGGACGCAGCCCACTGATGATAGGCCGGATAGCCTCCTTAGCCATATGGTAGTCCGGCTTGAAGTACTTGTAGACAGGCGTGCCGGCAAGGCTCAGCCCGTACTCCCCGTCAATGAACACGCGGATATAGTCATCGCTACGCCCTTGGGTATCGTAGTAACCGTCAGGTAAGTTCTCGATATTCTCTGCGTATGGACTGCGACCAGAAGGCTGTTTGAACACTTCCCACCCGTTGTCGTTGGGGCTAACCCCATCCTCGGGCTTGATTTTTTCCATTTGGTAATACCACCACGTATCCATGACGGGCGGGTTCGTGTCCCCCCACATCCCATACCACGATGGACCACCATCTTTGGACGACGGGAACCGTCCGATCCGCTTTGACATAGCATCGATAATCTCCGGGGCAATATCCCTACACTCGTTAAACCACGCTCCAGTAAGCTCCAGCGAGTTCAAGTTAGCTACGTCATTGGCGTCGTCCAACGCCCGGAACATAACCTCACACTCGATATCAGCCACCTTGAAGAAGTACGTCTTGGTGGTCCGCATGAAGTGTCCACACACCCCCGGCGGGAACCAATCCAAAAATGTCTTGATTGTTGTATCTGCGAGTTGTCGAACTGTCTGGCGCACCACTGCGAAGCGCGTCTTGCGAATACCACGGGCATTAGGCGTCTGCTCAGACGCACGCTTGATGATCTCGAAGCAGCACGTCACCGATTTACCACTGCCTACCGGACCCATGAGCACGCGCATCTTGGCGTCAGACTCCATGAACGCTTTACTGGTCTTAGGCGGCGTATAGTTGATCTGCATGTTATTGATCGATCGTGATGGGTTCGGAAGACCCCGAGCCAACCATCTTCAACTGAGCCGAGCTATCACCCATGTTGATCGTAATCGACACACCACCCCCACCTTGGGTCTGAACTTCCTCGTTGGCCTTAGGCTCGAGGCCGGCCCACTTGACTGTGGACTTGATCAGATCAGCTTTCACCGCGGGGCTAACCGCGGGATCGTGAATGAGTGTGTACGACGTCATCAAAAGTTCTTCAGCTTGCATACGCGCCTTCATGCGGAACGTGATACCGTTCTCACGGATATCATCCCGGTAGAAGGTAACCTTCTTGGAGAAGACGCTGTCCTTGCAGAACTCCAGCAGTTGCTGTGGAGTGATCTTATATTCCAAGGCCACGTCGTTAAGGCTTTGACCGCTGTTCTCCATGGCAAGAGCCACGTCAAACGGCAAACGTTCGTCCCATTTTTGAGGCTGGTGCGGAGCTGTTTGGATCATGGCGGTATTCTGGCTGGGTTGTGAGGAGGTGTCAAGGGAGGGGGTCTTGGATTGTGGCTTTTGCGAGTCGCAAAATGTAAAGTCAGCGCGGTGCGGAGGTTGTGTAAGGGATGGTAAAACTGGGTCGTGATTTAAGCGTCTTACCCAATATGGGGGCGGGGTCATAAAACTGTGTCCATGTACCCCCCCCCCCCCAAGCGCCTGCATGTCACATGCGCGATCGCGCACCGGCTCGCGCCGCGCAGCCTCGCGCATACAGTGCGCGATTTCCGCTTCTCGGGAAAAGGGCAACTGCAAATGGGTGTTGACATTCGGTCCGCAAAATGCTTATCTGTTGGGGCTGAAGCGGAACACACCGCTGACGCCGGAACGGACCAACCACCCGCTCCGTGTTTGAAATCCCCTTATGGTGAGGGGTTTATCTAGCCGGACTCCGGCATGTTGCCGGAGCGGCAATTAGGAGGCCATCATGGCTAAGCAAGAGAAAGCAACTGATTGGGTTAAAATTGAGTCCAAGGACGCTGGTTTGAAGCAACGCATCGCTAAAGTCGATGCCGCGACTAAAGCCCTCTCCGAAGCTCAAAAGGACTGTGCGACCTACTTCTACTCTTTGAAGGCGGTCAAAGAAGCGGGTCTCACCACAGACAACACGGTCTTAGCGTATCGCTACGGGTTCTCTTATGCACCTAGAGCAGAGCGCACGTCGACTTCCAAGCCGACGTTCTCAATCTAACTCAAACGGGGAAGGTGTCCGCTCACCTTCCCCACCTTTTCACGGGAGAACCATATGTCTAAGTTTCTAATAGAAAATCTGGGTCGCGCACGCAAGCTGCGTGCTATTGCCATCTGCTATGTCGAGGACAACGGCTTCGAGGCGTTCCAAAGACGCATTGGGCTCGAAGCGCCTAGAGGTACCAGCGCCTATAACTTCGCGTTTGACGCGGTGTTCCTGATGCTGATGCAGGACAAGCCTGTCGCGGAGATCGACAAGCTCATCGAGGAAGTCAACCAAGAGTGCTAACAATCACCCCCAGCCTAACCGCTGGGGTTTTTTGTTGTCTGCAGCCCGGCAATGAGCATTGCGCAAGTATTCGCGTCACGCTACGCGCAGGCTACAAGTGTTCACAGCACGTTTTAAGTATTTGTTCGCTACGCTCACACCATTGTTCGGTGGGTCATAGCACATCAAGACGCCGTAACGGCCGCGATATAGGCAGTAACTCATGGTAATAGCACAAATCCGTAACAGTGCGGCAGCATAACTATCAAGCTATTACATGTGTAAAGACCCCCAAATATATGTGTAAACACCCTACTATACATAGTGTAAAGACTGTTACTCTTGCGAACATTAGAAGATATACTTATTCTACCTAAACTGACCGTTTACATTTGAAATTTTTGGATTTCTACGCGAATATCAATGACTTAGTAAAAAGTGTAAAGACCTTTTGGCCCGAATTTATATTGTCTATACTTGGATCGTATATGTGCGAAAAGGCACTTTACACGGTGGTTTTTGGTAGGGTCTTTACATGTAAAGACTGTAAAGGATATAACCTTTACACGGTGTAAAGACTGTAAAGACCCTCCTAAGTATTTGAATTTATTAGGGTTTTTATGGCGGCGGCTGGGGGTATGCCACTATGTATTATAAAAAACAACCATAACAAGAATATAGTTTATATAATATATCTATTAAAAAGTGACATACCAGAGTGCAAATTTCCAATTTTTCATAAAAGTTCGACCTGACTTTCAAAATCGTGGCATCCGTGGCCGGTATTATTCCAAAAAACATAGATATTTTAGATATTTGCACCGTGTAAACACTTAACCCCTTGATCTTAAACACTTTTTCGTATCCATTTCCGTAGTCATTTCACTATCCACTTTAGTACATGGTTGTTTCTAAACACTTTTTTCTCAGCCTTTACATGTAAACACTCGAGTCTTTACACTTCGCAACATATTGATTTTACACACATTTCCTAAACTTGACAGTCTTTACATGTAAACACCATAGAAACTATACTATTTCATCAGGCAAAACTTTACACGGCAAAATGAGTGTAAAGGCAGGTCCTTACACCGTGTAAAGGCGACACTTGACACGACAAAATGAGTGTAAAGACCCTTCTCCCTTTACATGTAAAGACCTTATTGGCCCCTTAAGCGCGGCCGCGGTGGCTGTATTAGCCCACTATGTAAAGACCCTACCATGGCATATGCCTAGTATGATCAGGACGCGAGCGCACATGCTCGAATAAATTCTTGGCATATTACATACCCAACCCCCGAAGGGGGTTGACATCCGCTCGGCAAACTGCTAGGGTTTAAGCTCGGCCAGCCCAGACTGAGCCGGACCAACTGGCCTATCTAGGCCATCAACGAAGCGAGACCTAGCCTATTATGGCTGATCTCAGTGGAGATAACTATGCCAGTACTAGACCAAGACGAAGCCGAGTATATCATATCGTCCCTAAGGACAGTGGTTGTTGTGGCTTACCAGAAGACCGAGGCCGATATCATCTATGACTGGAACGTCGGTAGATCGTTCCGCCTTGCTACCAACGAAGTTGGAGGCAAGGCTACCAATATCGATGGCCATACCAGTGCCTTTCTCTGCATAGAGGATACCAACGATGCTTTCCGGTCCTATGACCGTGTAGAGTTCGTCAATGCCCTTGGTGATCACCTGACCACTATTGAGCTGGCCAAGTCGTATCGTATCAGGGAGTGGTTTGAGGAAGCCGAGTTCAAGATGAACGACCAGTCCAAGCCGCCGCCATCCAAGTTCACTATCGACCAACGTTTCCCTGTGGCTATCTATGCCACTGATGAGACCCTCAAGCCCCGCCGGATGCAAGTCGAACCGGGTTACCGCTTGGCGGCCTATCATGCTCCATCAACAGGTGTTCAACCTAATCCAACCAAGCCACCTGTCACCGTGGCATATCGTGGTCGTCGTCGCATTACCACTCTCAGCGTCTAGGAGGCACAGATGAATACTCTCACACTGGTCAAGGACCAAACCAATACCTATCGGTACCCATCACTGGCTCAGAGAGAGTCTCAGGCCATCAGGGAGAACGCTATAGCGGTCCTTGAGGCTCGGTTCGCTGCTAAGAGCAAGGCGATGTGGCATCGGTGCTATAAGGTGGACATGGAACTCAAGGAGTGTAGGTTCAGGTTGGCTGTTGTCAAAGCCAGACTGTACGGCACTGAGCAGTATGAGGGTGCTGCCAAGACCCTTAAGGAGAAGATCATCCTCCTATGGGAGGAGGGCCAAGCACTCATTCAAGAAAGTCGTAGCATGTCCAGTGAGCTGGAGAAGGCTGTGCGGCTTATCAACGAGGAGGAGAGCGTATGACCAAGTCACCTATGGACAAGGCAGCTAAGGAGCTGCGGAAGCATATCAAACGGTGGAGAGCCAATAACCCCGATGGGATCGCAATCACTGAGTTGCCCCCTATTGACCGCTCTAAGCTGACACCGGAGGAGCTTGAGTTCATAGAGGGGCATGAGGCTATGAGTAAGAAGTTCAAGCCAACCAAAGTCCCTAAGAAGATGATGCACGAGCTGTTAGACCGGACTTACATCATCGGTGATATGTTTGGCTCTCACATTGGCTCTCACATTGACCGTGATGATCGCTTTGCCGCTCTCAGTCCCGAGATACGCTCTGCCATCATGGATATCGATGAGAAGTTTGGTCAACTGTACCAACTAATCGGTCAGGAGCACATGAAATGAGCCTATTATTGCTCGCCATGACGCAGACCGTCATGATCTTATGGGCTGGGCTATGGGTGTTAGGTCGTGGCACACCGCTTACCATTATCCTACTATGCCTAGCCGGTGGTCTAGTCGCCACTCTAATGGCGATGATCATGGGCGTACCGTTCTGGGGTGATAAAGGCGATGCTTATGACCATGGTGTCTCTGCATGGCTCTTTATGTGCGCTGTTACCGGCTTGGTACGTTGGTCTCAGGGGTTACGCAGATAACCCACAAGATGCTGTCTATGGTAGCAGGTAAGGTGCATGTCGTATCGACGACACCACCCTATACCCGCTTTGATATGGTGCATCTCATAGAGATTGGCCGTGGGGCAGGTCTATCGACCCACCAAACGTTCTTGAGGCTTCGCTTTTGTACATGGAAGACACGGATATGATCCTTCCTGACTTCACACTGGTTGAGAGATTAGCTCATAAGCTGTCCCCGGTCAGCAACCTGAAGCAAATCCAATACTACTTGGCGGTACCGAGGGGAGAGTTGCCTACCACCTACTCCATTCAGTATATCATTCTTCGGTTCGACACTTGGAGGGCAAGAATATGAAAGCATACCAGCTTATGAGCCGACTGGCTGAGTCCCTCAATATTAACAGTTCCTTGATCATCATACAGTTTAGGGGGACAGAATTTTTACCGTGGGTTACCACATGCAATAAAATGCGACAAACCCTCTACATATGGAGGAACCGGATATGAAGTGGCATAGTTATGATACCTGCAAAGCCTACCATTTGGCTTATGCGGACTGGGACGCACCGTCTATCGACGAAAGCGATATCGATGGCTCCTGTGATAGTATGAAGCAGGACATCAGGTACTTCCGCAACCATTATGTCGACATGGCTGATAGGCGCACTATGAGAGGGCTGCTCAGGTTCTGGAAGGAGCGAATATGAGCTTCTCTGACGATATTGCAATAGTCCTCAGCCGTATGCCTTCTCACAC